ATATGAAGGGAAAGCGGTTCGTCTTCAACAAATACAAGACGGGAGCACAGAAGGGGCAACAGGTCACGGAAGTACCGAAGCCATTACTCGCCATACTGAAAAAGTGGATTAGTGTACTACCGGCCGATGAAGAGCATTTACTCTTTGATAACAAGGGCGGGGCACTCACTCCATCACAAATCACACATCGTCTAAACACGGTGTTTGATAAGAAAATAGGCACATCAATGCTTCGGCACATTTATGCTACCAGCAAGTTCGGAGATGTCAAACTGAAAGAGCTCGCAGATACTGCGACTGCAATGGGCAATAGCCCGGTTCAGCTTTTGAAATATGTGAAGACTGACTAACGACGACTCGCCGAGCCTCCCATTTTGCCACCAGGAACAAAAGATTCGGATTCAACGGCAGATACTTCAACGGCAACAGGTGTCTGTGATTCTCGGAGTATTCTGGCTCGGAGTTCTTCTTCACGAGCAATTTTACGAGCGGCATCCAGTTCTCGTCGGCGTTGTTTCTCGGCTTCGCTTCTGGGTGCTCGTTGTCTTACAGGAACGTTTTCTCCCTCGCTCTCGGGTCCAAGCTTCATGGGCTCGTCATAATTAATGGGGCGATTGAATACACCACTTACAGTTTCAGCGTCATTTTGTGGCTCGTATCTCATGGGTTGTTCAAGAGGAACCGGAACTTGATACGGAATCTCAACTGGTGCGGGGGCAGCAACTTGTGCTGGGTTGCGACTGCGGGCAATCTGTTCTACTAAACTGAAAAGACGTTGATTCTCACCGGATGTATCTCTAAACTGCATTGGCACAGGTCCGGACGATCCACCGCCACCCGAGCCACCACTGCTCTGGACATTCACGCGCACACTCTGTTTTACACTCTGTTTCTGTTTCATTTTTTTTACAGGCTTTTTCGCTGGCTTCTTTTTCGGAGGCATTATAAGATATCCCAAGATTTTAAAATCCAAATGCTTTTTAAAATCTGTTGTAGAAAAGGCACGCCTTTTCAAAAGTGTTTAGTTTGTGTCGTGCGACACAACTACAACTAATAGAAGATAATCTGGGGGCGAGGTGTCATGACGGGAGCGGGGACTCGGGTCTTCTTCTTCGGCACATACACAATCTCTTCTTCATCGCTTTCCTCTTCGCTTTGCTCTACATACCTGACAACCTTTTTCTTTGGCTTGGGAGCAGGAGCGACAGCGACTGCCTTCTTTGCTTTCTTCACAACGACCACTTCCTCCTCTGACTCTTCGTCTTCCACTAAACCAAAGTCCTTGGCGAGCTTCTCCTTCTTTTTCATTTCTTGCTCTACACGCTTTGCCACGGCTTCATCCACGGCTCGCTGTTTGTCCTCGCGGGTCTTGGCCCACTTGGCTGCAAGGGCTTCTCGGCCTTTCGCTAGATTGGCTGGGTCTCCACCCCGTTTCTTCACAGCTTGTATTTCATTATCCACAGGGGGAGTTTCAGAAGGTGGATCCACGGGGGGTGGGCCATCCGGCATGGCTTTCACTTTTAGCACTTTCTTCACGATGGCGGTTTTTTTAATGGGCTCCATTTATAAACTATCCAAAGAAAATAAATCCAGGAAATTAAAATCTATAATCAAATTATAATGGACAGTAAGACAAAAAACGAAATCAAGAACTTGATGAAAATCGGACTCCCCGAGGATTTAGCGATGTTGGCTGCGGGTATCAAACATGGCAACGAAGACGTAGTGAATGAGGTCTTATACGAGAAGCAAGACGAGCAAGAAGAGTTGGCAGAAGCGATTAAGCATTTGAAGCCGTTCTCACCGTTGGCACTGCAAGATGACCCGACAAAAATAATCACCCCCGTAGAGAATGTATTTGTAGAGGTGAATCCGATCACCGGAGAAATGAAACCATATGTTTCGGAATGTCCCGCTCCATTTGTAGTAGAGGAGGAGAGCACCATAAAAGTAATTTATGAAGGTTTAGTAGAAACAGGAATCGTCTGTGATAGTTGCGGTGCTTAAAAATAGCACGCTATTATAAGTAATGATAAAGACCAAGTCCAGGCTTTTCAACATATCCTCTACAACAGGAAGAATGAATGGAGCGTTTTGCTCGCAGATACAGGTACAGTTGCCTGACCTCACATTTCATTTAGACCATATCCAGAACGCCTATTTCTCGGTGGTTCATGCGGAGGTGCCAAACTCATTCTACATAGTAAACTATACGAACAGCCAATTTGTGCTGAATGGTATAACATACACGCTGACGAGAGGCAACTACAATGTGAATACATTTATTACCATGATATTAGCAATCATACCAGCGGGTTATGCGATTACCTACAATCCCATAACAACCAAGCTTACGATGACACACACCACAACAGATTTCACAATCAATGCATCATCCAACGCTTCTACCATCAACTTGGTAATGGGTCTAGGAACGAGCGACCTTACGAGCACAGCCCTTTCTCTCACAATGCCAAACGTCGTCAATTTCATACCATTGCCCCGTATTAATTTTAGAAGCAATTTTTTCAACTTCGGATGCTATTCAACCAGCGATGATTCTAGCGATATATTCTTGCCACTCCAAAACAATGCAGGACAAAACTCCATCATCAATTATGTGAATCAAAGCCAGAACAAGTTTCTGATCCAAGACCGAAACATTACGGCTTTCACGATAAGGGTTACTGATGACCAAAACCGAGCAATCAACTTCAACGGGGTGGATTGGTTCATGACCCTCCAAATTGATATGGATTATTTAGAGATACCAAAGGCATCCAGTTTTTCAGGAGTTTTAGGCAATCGCCCACTTCTTTGAAAAATACAAAAATAAAATGTTTTTGTATTTTATACGATGTCTGCTTCTATGTTTCCTCAATCCGCCATGGGCCTCCCTGCTTCCCTCAAGTTTGATTTGCCACCCAGCATGTCTGATAGTGCCCGTGCCTACAGTGTAAATATTGCTCCCGATGGTATTACCCAAGTTGCTGGGTCCTTAACCAGTATCTCCCACACTGCCGCCGTTGCCGTCCAGGCTCCCTTCTCTTCCCAGAACGTTTCTTTCACTATCCCCTCTGGCATGTCCGATAGTGTATTTATGGATTGTGCCAATACCACATTGTCATTTACCCTGACTTACACTGCCTCCACTGCTTTGTCTGCCACCTCGGGTGTCACCAAGTTGCTCGGATCCGCTGCCTCGTGGTTTGATGCACTCACCCTTTACTCTAACAACACCCCCATTGAAACCATCAACCAGTATGGTCTTCTAGCCAACTATCTTTTACAGAACACTGTTTCTCTTTCCGAGAGACAAGGTGGAATCGGCAACTGCATGGGTGCGGATGTGAATAGTGCCAACGGCATAGACCTCGGCACAACTGCGACATCGTTTAGATACAATTTCTGTATCCCCCTTATCTCGGTCATTGGTTTGAACACGGATAAGTTTTTCCCCATCGGCTCGGTGAATAACATGCAGTTGGTTATGACCACTGCCGCAATCACGCCTATTGTTTGCTACAACACCGCTTTGACAACCAACATAGTTTTGTCTGCTGCCCCGACACTGTCCGAGTTTAGGCTTAATTGCAAATACATAGACGTTGGCGACGTGGCCGCACAAATGTTGAGACAGACTCTCCAAGCTGGCAAGTGGTTCATCAAGTCATCCACTTACACCAACTCGTCAGTGACCATCCCCACCGGGGCCCAGGGCGCCCAGCAATTATTGCTCCAAATCAGAAACAGTTCGGTGAAGAGTGTCTATCATCAGTTTGGTTTGACAAACACGACCTTAACCCCTAACGGGTATTTTGATGCCATTAACCCTGGCCTCAATCTTAGACAATTACAGGTCGGCGGTAGCTTCTACCCCAATTATCCCTGCAATGATGTTCAAAGGCCGGCAGAGGGATATGCTATCTTGATTCAGGCACTTGGTGGATCTATCCCCAAATCCTTCGGAACGGTTGTTGGACGTGAGATGTACAACACCGTTGCTGGTATTGCCGCTGTCCCCACTGGTAGTGATACATACGTTGTTCTCCCTACTGCCAACTCTCGTGCTGCCCCTGTTGGCTCTGATAACGGAGCCCAGGTCATAACATCTTTCCCTTCCAGTGCTTACTACGGTTATGACTTGGAGAAGTCGTCAGGCATTCTTTTCCAGGGCGTGAATACCCGTGCCTCTCCTCCTTTCTTGAACTTGAACTTGAGTGCCGCCACCACAGGTACCATCTCGTGCCAGGCCTGGGGCTACTCGGATGTCGTGCTACAAATTGACTACGAATCAAAACAAGTCACAGCATTTATTTGAGACCTTTTAAGACTAAAAACAATATAAAGAATAACTTGCTCTTATAAGATATAATGTCAGCAAATACAGATTTTATAATTTATAAGTTATCGTGCAAAAACGAAACAATAACTTATACTTACATCGGACATACAAAATGTTTTACCACGCGTAAATCAGCTCACAAATCAGATTGTTGTAAAGAGCATAAACCAAATTATAATTTCCCACTCTATAAATACATGCGTGAAAATGGTGGATGGGATAATTGGCAAATGACTCCAATTGAAAAAATAAATTGTGATTTAATGAGTGCGAAAATACGAGAGCAATACTGGATAGATCAACAACAAAATCGTCTTAATACAAAAGCAGCATTTATTACAGAAGAAGACGCAAAATCAAAAGCAACAGTGAGTCATAGAGCATATTGCGAATTGAATAAAGAAGACCGTAAGGAAAAGAGACGGGAATACAAAAAAAACAACGCTGAGAAAATCGCACAAGATTATAGTGTGTGGTATCAAGCTAATAAGGAAAAGAGACGACTGTACAATGAAGAATACAGAAGAAAACAAAAAGCGAGCGAAGCGAGCGTATAACACATACCCCCCCCTACGATTTCCACAATAACCCGCGTTTATTGTGGTATTAAACAGCATATTGATAGTTTAACTACAAAATACCCTCTCCTGACTGGTTTAACCATCAATAAAAATATTTTTATTGTTCGCTTAACCACTACACAACCATTCCCCAGTAGTTTAACCATCAATAGCCTGTTTAACACACACTGGAAAACAAAAAATGTCCGTACATAATATATTATGACATACAAAATACAGCCATATACGGAAGCCCAAGCAAAAAAGCTGGGAGTCAGTGTGCGGCCTTCGGCCGCAGCGGGAAAGAAGCTAGACGTGTTTAGAGGAACCAAGAAGATCGCCTCCATCGGTGCTCTCGGCATGGGAGACTACCCCACCTACTTGAAGCAGGAAGGCAAAGCATTTGCAGAAGAGCGTCGTCGCCTTTACAAGATACGACACGCAAAAGACAAGGGAGTAGCGGGTCGTCTAGCAGGGGCTCTTTTGTGGTGATAATATAAATGGACGAGCGCAAACGGCTTTATCACCACGAGTATAACAAACAGTATTACATGAAAAACAAAATGGCAAAACGAACCACTGCTGAACCCAAGCTACGAAAGATGAACTCGCTCGCAGCGAAGACACAGCGAATAATGAAACAACTCCAAGAGAACGAAGAACGCATGAATAAGTTTAGAGAAGAATTGAAATCTAGTCATACTTTATAATGAGTATCACAATAAAGCACAACGAAGCGCCCCCGCTCCACAAACCATCGTTTGTTGTTGATGGGAAACTACATGACAAACTGGATGATTACGAAATCGGTAAGCTAATGAATAAGGCGAACTTCTCTCTCTTCCTTGGACGTGCAGGATCAGGTAAAAGTACGCTACTGATCTCGCTGTTGAAGTCTCCTAAAATGTTTAAGAGGGTTTATCATAGCATCATTCTCTTTTGTCCACCCAACTCTCGTGCCTCCATTAAGAATGACTTCTGGTCTGTATTGCCCGACGAACAAATCTACGACCAACTCAACTATGAGAATCTTGCCGAGGCCTACGGGGTCGCCGAAGAAAATGCAAGCCAGGGCTTTAGGACTCTCGTTGTTTTAGACGATGTTCAAAAAGACCTTAAAGGTGAATCTGAAAAACTACTTCTCCACATGGTAAATAATCGGCGTCATGCTGGGTTGTCTATTTGGATGGCGTGCCAGACCTACAAGTCCATCCCGCGACAAGTCCGCCAAGGCCTCACCTCCCTATTCATTTTCAAAATCCAGAAGGGCGAGATGGCAACCATCTTTGAAGAACAAGTGGAGATAGACGATAAAATATACAAGGAGATTT